AGATCGCTCAGTGTCTCGTGGGCTCGGAGATGTGTATAAGAGACAGGTTATAAATGTCGTGCGGGGATCATGCGGACGATGTTCAGAACGAAGCTGCAGAGAAGCAATCACTTTGTCAAAACGGCTGGCGTATTTATCATAGGTGATTTTCATACCGCCTTTGGGCGATTCCGGATCGTTAAATAGCCGGTCGCTTCCAAGGACAATGGCTTCATCATAATTTCTTTTTACCAGTTCTCGAATGCAAGTGTGAATCGGCACGGTGCGATGCCTGCCGGCATCCGTTTTCATGCCGCCGGTAATACACCACTTTTCCAGATCAACATTTTCTAATTTTAAAAGCCCCATTTCTTGAGGGCGCCATCCCATATAACACTGTATAAGAATCCAATCTGTGAACTTGATATTGTCGATGTTTTTCCAGAGAGAATCCATCTCAGAATCATTGAAGTTGATATGACCACGTTTGGCTTCTTCTTTTTCTTTGACGATATCGTTTGAAAGCTCAAATGTACGGGAATAGTTTTTGATGACAAGGTCATGCTCCAGAGCATAATCCAGCATGAGATTGAACATTGATTTTATTCGAGATTTGGTCCCTGGAGAAGCAGACACCTTGGCTCCAGCATTCTTTCCGCGGCCTTGTATTATGTAACCGTCTTCCATGATTCCTTTTATATGGCGAGCGCGCAGATCCTTTACGTGCATTTTTTGGATGGCATGACAGTACCGCCAGGCAGCAATGATCGTTCTGGCAGAAGAGTCGCTTTTGAGAGTAGGGAAGTAAGCTGTTGTCCATTTTTCGTAAAGTTCTGCTAAAGTCATGTTATTATTTTGAATATCATAGGGATTGGCTCCGTAATCAGCTAAAGCCTGCAGGGCATCCTTCTTTGTCTTGAAAGTCCCAAGTGGGACTCGGTTCTGAACAGATTTTCCGGTCTTTTCGTCCGTGATCCATCCAAGCGTCACGCGAGCAAGGTATGGCTTTCGTCGATTTCCGGAGAGTTTGGTTACACTTCCATAACCATTGGGTAGTTTCAAAAAATCATCTCCTATTACAATGCAACGGTTTCGATAACATTTCCCAGATTCTGGAAATTTGTTTTTACCGGCTTCAAAGAAAGGAGAGAGTTTAGTCCGATGCTTTTTGGGTTAGGCATGCGTTGATCCAGAACAGAAGTAGGCAATACATAGAATTCCCAGAGATCAAGATTCATTATGGATTGCTCGCGACTTCTGGCGGTATATAAGCAAAAGACATACAAGTCAGAATGGCGGCTCCGCTCAGGAGAATAGCCTGTTTGCGGATTCCAAGCTCTTTTTGGTGCAATATCAAAAATAATGTGTGAATAGTAGTCCTCAGTCCAAGATTGAAGATAAGCGGCAGACTTTACTTCGATCCTTCGTCCTGAAGGACTGGTTAAATCATAGGGTGTCCAGTCGGTTCTCAAATTCTCTCGGGGGGGGTGAAATGCGAGAACGATTTTTTTACGAGAAATTCTGCCAGCACTCCTCGAAGGGTATTGTTGAGCAGATCGGAATAGGCCCAACTCCAAAATTCGGAGACGGATATTTCGGTATCATTACCATTGAGGGTGAATTTCTCATTTCCATATAGCAGTTCCATTGTGGTTTATTCTCCTGTCAGTACCGATTTTTGAGATACCAATTCAGCCGAATAATCTTTTCCCTTCGTCAACGTATTTCTTTGAATCCTCGACAGCGCGCAAGAAACCTTTAATTTCTCCCATGAATTCATATTGTTTGTTTGTAGGGAGTTCGTGGAATAATTCCAAAAGTTCCTCATCCATTGCTGAAAGCTTCGGTGATTGATCTGCAGGTTGCTCGATGATAGCAGGGCGTTCTTGACCAGTCAGAAGATATTCTAGGGAGACGCAAAGAAAATTTGCGATGGCTGGCATATAGCGAGCCGGTGGATCTTTTTTTCTGGTTTTCCATGTAGACATAGTTGACGTTTGAATATCGAGAGCCTTGCATAATTCCACAGCCGTCTTATCACGTTCTGCGAGTAAATCGGATATGCGTTCGATGATTTCCATGATATACCTCCAAGATGTAAAAATATACGCAAATACGAGGTAAAATCTTTACAAATACGCAGATTCGTGCTATAATATAAACATGAAACAAATAATTATTCGTGGTTGCGAGCTTCAGAATAAAATCTTGTTTCACGGTAGTTGCGTGTTCGTAATAACTCGTATTTGTATTATAACACGCAATCAAGAAAAATGCAAATGCGAAATGCAAATGCAGGAAAGGAGATGATTGCAGATGAGCAATACTACAGTTCCTATTTCTGAATGGTGTAAGGAAATAAGAGTTGCGCTTGCGAAGAAGGAAACGAATCTTCAGAATGTGGCGAAGAAGATCGGGTACAGTTACACAACGGTAACAGCACTTATCAGCGGCCGAGTTGTGAAGAATAATTACCTGGAAATCGCAAACAAAATTAACGAAGTTCTGGAAGTAAATGTACTTCCGGAAAAGCCCCAGCTTCCGTCTGATGAATGGTGCGGAACGGTCCGAGCAAAGCTGTATGTAAAAAAAATGAATATCAATGAGCTGAGCCGGTCCATTGGAGTTAATCGCGACAAGGTATCGCTGGTGTTGAACGGGCATGCACTTGATTGGGCAGTAATTGAAAAAATCAATGAAAAGCTCAAAATTGAAGTGCCGGCTGTTCCCGTAGGTACTGATTAAATTATAAGCGAAAGTAAGGTAATTGAGAATGGGACGGAACCCTATAAAAGAAAACCAGAATCCGTATTTTAGAGCCAGAAAACAGGCTGCAGAATGGGATGCGAGGCTGGAAAGCAGAGAAAGAGCATCGGAGCTTATAGGAATTGCGGCATATACGCTTGCAGATTACGAGCTTGGAAATGTAAAAAGAGTACCAGCTGATAAGGTTTTAATAATGGCGGATCTGTATAATGCACCTTGGCTCTTGAGCGGTTATTGCAAGAATGAATGCCCAATCTGCGGATTTCTTCCACTTGCAACGGAAGAAAAGAATATATGCAGCGTGACGGTGAGATTGTTGAAAGCTCTGCGAGAAGATGAGCTGGAAGACATGAAGAACCAGCTGCTTGAAATATCCCAGGACGGACAGATCAGGGATGATGAGGTGGATGCGGTACGAAAGATATCAGAATATCTTGATGGAATCGCGGAAGTAATAAGTGAATTTAAAATCATGAGTGACAAAGCTTTGAAAGGTAAATAGGAGGAAACAATGAGAAAAGTTATACAGTCATTGAGAGAAAATTGGATACCAATTGTAGTCGGAATTATTCTGACCAAACGGGCTGTAGAGTATGCATATCAGGTGCGGGGTTATGACGCAATAGGGAGTGAATGGCTAGTGTTACCGTTCACCATTTTTATTTTTAACTGGGGAAGAGACGTACTGGAAGATTTACGAGGTGAGTAGATATGTGTGCAATATGCAGAAAGAGTCCGTGTGACAGCAGATGCCCGAATGCAGAAGAACCGAGAGCGGTGCATACCTGCAGACGGTGTGAGGAACCAATTTATGAAGGTGATGACTATATGGATACTCCAGAAGGTCCGGTTTGCAAAGATTGTATAGAAGGCATGAGTGTAACAGAATTTTGCGAGTTGATTGGAGAATCATTCAAAACAGCAGAGAAGGAGGAAGAATAGGATGGCAGATCAGACAGGGATGCAGCCGGTAGCACCTCAAACGGCACCAGCTGTTCCGGTAGTAAATCAGGTAAAGCAGTTGCTTTCCCAGGATAAAATCAAAGAAAAATTTGGAGAAGTATTAGGACAGAAAGCTCCTCAGTTTATGGCCTCGATCACTAATACAGTATCAGGAAGCGCGCAGTTGAAGAAATGCCCTGCAAATTCAATTATCGGAGCTGCGTTTGTAGCGGCAACATATGACCTTCCGATAGACAGCAACCTTGGATTTGCGGCAATCGTTCCATATAACGAGAGCGTTTGGAACCCCAGGAAGAAAGACTGGGAGAAGGTTCCGAAAGCTCAGTTCCAGATGATGTACAAAGGGTTCATTCAGCTGGCAATCCGGTCGGGATACTACGAGCGAATGAATTATGCGGTTGTATACAAGGACGAGCTGGAATCGTACAACCCAATAACAGGCGAGATTAAGTTTGTGGAAGATTTCAGTAATTGCAAGCAGAGAGATGCAGGAGATGAAGCAAATGTGGCCGGATATTATGCCTGGTTTAGATTGAAGACTGGTTACAGCCAGGAGCTGTATATGTCAAAGAAAGCAGTGGATAATCATGCAAGAAAGTATTCTCAGGCGTACAGATATGATCTGAACAAAGGCAAGAAGTCAAGTAAGTGGACCACAGATTTTGAGGCAATGGCACTGAAAACGGTTATTAAACTGCTTCTTAGTAAATGGGGAATTTTGTCCGTGGATATGCAGCGAGCTATTCAGGATGATCAGAAGACGTATGATGAAGAGGGAAATGGAGCTTACGGAGATAATAAGTCGGATACAGCACCAGAACTGGAAGCGCAAGATCCGTTCGAAACAGTAGAAGAAGAACCAGAAGATGTAGACATTGATGCTATGTAGGAGGGATGACATATGGTTTTGACGGCAGAAAATTATTATGGGCAGGAAGCAAACGAGGAATACATGAGTGTATCTCAGTTCAAGGATTTCTGCGGTACATATGGGAAATTACCGTGTGAATTTACCGCAGTGGAAAAACTGAAAGGAAGATGGGAACAGCCGAAGACGAAAGCGCTTATGGTCGGAAGTTATGTGGATTCTTATTTTGAAGGAACATTGGATAAATTCAAGGAAGAAAATCCGGATATCTTCAAGAGTAATGGAGCGTTGAAAGCTGAGTTTGTACAGGCGGATGGAATTATTCAGAGAATCGAGAGAGATGACTATTTCATGAAATTTCTGTCTGGAGAGAAGCAGGTAATTATGACAGGTGAGCTGTTTGGGACAAAGTGGAAAATTAAGATGGACAGTTACATTCCAGGCGTTGCAATCGTAGATTTAAAGGTTATGGCATCAATCACAAAGTTGGAATGGGTGAGAGATATTGGATACCTTGATTTCGTACGTTATTGGGGCTACGACATCCAGGGGGCGATCTACCAGGAAATCGTCAGACAGAACACCGGAAAGAAGTTACCGTTTTATATTGCTGGAGCTACGAAGGAAAGCGAACCGGATATTCGGATCATTCATGTTACCGACAACTATCTGGCCGAGGCACTGAATCTGGTAGAAATGAATATGGCAAGAGTCCTGGCTGTGAAATCAGGTGATGTAGAGCCGGATCGGTGCGAATTGTGTGATTGTTGTAGAAAGACAAGAGTTCTGAAAGCCCCTATCTCTATTACGGATTTGACGGCAGGTATTTAACATGGCCGAAAAGAAGTATTATTGGCTGAAAATGACGGACCAGTTCTTTGAGGACAAGGCAATAAAGAAGCTGCGGAAGATAGCAGGGGGCGATACTTATACGATTATCTATCTGAAAATGCTGCTGACGGCAATTAAACAGGGAAACAAAATGTATTTTGAAGGAATCGAAGATGATTTCATGGAAGAGTTGGCGTTGGAGCTGGATGAAGATACAGATAACGTGAAGGTAACAGTAAGCTATCTGAAAAGCAAGGGCCTGATAGAAGTTCTTGGAGCAGACGAAATATTGCTGACGCAATGCGCTGAGATGGTTGGATCAGAAACGGATGCCGCAAGAAGAAAAAGGCTGCAGAGAGACCGGGAACGGAATCGGGCAATAGGAACAGATCCGGTGCCTGTCCTGGAAGAAAAACCAGAGGTTGTTGCAGAAGAAAAAACGGCCAAGAAAAAAGCTGAGAATACGATCCAGTTATTTCAACGTTTAGCTGGAGATTACAATATCTCTGAGCCTGTCCGAGAAAAGATGAAAGTTTGGTTCCGATACAAGATGGAGCGAAAGGAATCGTACAAGGAGCAGGGAATGAAATCATTGCTCAAGAAGACCGAAAACAATGAAGAAAGCTATGGAGCAAATGAAATCTGTAATCTGATCGAAGACTGCATGGCGAATAACTGGAAAGGAATTATCTGGAAAATTCTGGAGGAAAGAAAGCAGCAGCGACCGGCAACAAGAACTGAGCAGATACAACAGAGGGTTAGCGAGGTAGATAGCTGGTAATGGAAAGAGAACAGTTCAAAGTTTTGGTGAAGGCTATGAAAGCTGTATATGCGCAGCCAACCTTCATTCCGGATCAGGATGCGTTCAATGTATGGTTCGCATTGTTGAGAGATCTGCCATACAAACAGGCAGAGCTGGCAGTTCAAAAGCATATGGCAACTGAGAAATTCCCACCGACAATAGCAGATATAAGGGAAAAGGCAGAGCAGATCACTTCCGTAAAAGAAACGGAAATGAGTGAGCTGGAAGCCTGGGCGATTGTGCGAAAAGCAATAGGAAGATCAAATTATTATGCAGAAGAGGAATTTGAGAAATTGCCAGAAGCCTGCAAGATGGCAGTAGGAAATCCAAGCAACCTAAGAGAATGGGCGATGATGGATTCAGACCAGGTCGGAACCGTAGAGCAATCTCATTTTGTGAGAAATTATCGGACTGCAATGCAGAGAATCAAAGAAGACCGAAGAATGCCAGAAAAGGTCAGGACAGCAATAGCAGAGGTAAAAAAACAGCAGATGCAGATTGAAGACAGACAGGAGAAACCTAAGTTGCCAGTCCAGGAAGAAAAAGAGGACGAGACACAAGGCGAAATGTCAGAAGAAACCAGGAGAAAACTGGAGGAATTGCGAGGAAAGATAGGAAGTAGAAGGAGGTAGGACAATGGCTTTCAAGAAAGTAGCAGAAATCAGCATTGATAAATTAGAGGACAGAAAAACTGTAACAGCGATCTTGCACGCAAACGGATATACAGTTGGGCCAGGAAAGCGAAAGAAGACACCTACAGGGAAGCAGCTGGACTATTATCTGAAAGTTTACAAGGAAGTTGAGGAGGACGGAAAGGATGAATAATCCAGAGGCGTTCAAGGAGGATGAAGTGCTAAGCATAAAATTCGTTGTTCCAGGCCTGCCGTTTGGCAAGCAGAGGCCAAAAGTGACAGTCAGGAAGTTTACTGGCAGTGACGGTAAGGAAAAGAAATTTGCAAAGGCTTATACGCCGGAAAAAACAGTAAACTATGAAAATCTGGTTAAGATGGCATACCAGGAGAAGGCAAAAGGAAAAAGGTTCAAGGACGGTGATATGCTGGATGTTCGTATTATTGCTTATTACAATATCCCACCGTCTACCAGTAAGAAAAGAAGAACGATGATGCTGGAGCATAAGATCCGGCCAACTAAGAAGCCAGACTGGGATAACATCGGAAAGATTGTCTGCGATAGCTTAAATAATATTGCGTATCACGATGATAACCAGGTTGTAGATGCACAGGTAAGAAAGTTCTTCTCGGAGAATCCAAGAGTAGAAGTGACAATAAGAAAGGTGGAAGGGTAATGGCAGGAGAAGAAAAACAGCTAGTAGTAGAGGAAACCACAGTAGTTCCGGGCAAAATGGAGTTTAGATTGATTAGCCCGACAGAGAGCAATTTTTTGAAACATATCGAATGGAACAAAGAAGAGCTGCTGGCAGCGGTCAGAAGCAAGGTTGCATTGTATGAAGGAATTGTATATACCGAAGAAACGGTTAAAACAGCTAAGAATGATCGAGCAGAGCTGAACAACCTTGTTAAGGCTATTGATGAGCGCAGGAAAAAGGTGAAAGAGGTTATCAACCAGCCATATGCAGAATTTGAGAAAGAGCTGAAGGAAATCACCGATCTTATCAAGAAGCAGTCGGCAGAGATTGATGAACAGGTAAAAGCCTTTGAGACTGCGGAGAAGGAAGAAAAGAGAGCAAAGATTATGGAGGCTTACGAAAAAGCCGTTGGAAATCTTGCAGAAATCTTGCCATTTAGCAAAGTGTTCGATCAGCGGTATCTGAATAAGACTTGCAAGCTGGAATCCGCTATCGCAGATGTGCAGAAGAAAATTGAGCAGGTGAAGACTGATCTTGAAACCATTGAAAGTGTATGCGGAAAGTATAAGCTGAATGCTAAGGACATATATGTCCGTACCCTGGATTTATCAAAAGCTATGGCAGAAGAAAAACGTCTGAAAGATCTGGAAGAAAAGCTGGAAGCAGAACGTATCCAGAAAGAAAAAGCCGCAGAAGAAAGAAGAAAGGCAGAGGAAGCTAAAAAAGCAGAGGCAGAGCGCATCCGTAAGGAAGAAGAGCAGAAGGAAATCGAGAGACAGAAAAAAGCAGAGGAGGAGCGTATTGCCGCAGAGAAAACTGAAGCAGAGAAAAAGCAGAGCGTTCCGGAAATGTCACAGGATGTTCCGACAGAGCAGGTGGCTGTTCCGGAAAAAGCGGAAATTGTTCCGGTACAGGAACCAGAACCGGCAGTTGATCCGTTTACTCAGCCACAGCCGATTCCAGAAAAGAAGTGCAGAGCTAAGTTCTTTGCAATCGGAACCAAAGAACAACTGAAGGAGTTGGTTGGATACATGAAGGAAAATGGGATCAAATACGGAAAGGTGGAGTAAGGAATGGATAAATTTATGAAAGCGTTGGATTTGGACAGCGATACTCTGGGAAACGCAAAGAGGGATGTGAATTTTGTTCTGCAGAAATTAATCGGAAATATGGTGGAGAAAGGAAGTACGAATGGAAGCTTGACATTGAAAATTGATGTCAGCTTCACTCAGGAGTATATTCCGAATTACGATCCTAAAGTAGAAGGCGAGAGCCGGAAAATCAATAAGCCGAGTTTCAAACATAAAGTTACATCCACTGTGCAGATCAAGGACGAGAAGGCCGGCAGCATGGATACAGAAATGGAGCTGGCATTTGACGAGGACAGCGGCGAATATGTTCTGCAGCCGGTAGCCAATACAGCTCAGAAGAGTATTTTCGACAGTGATTTCGAGGATAATTTGAAACTGGAGGAGGGATCAGAGGAAGAAGAGTCAAAAGAAACCCCGCAGTTACCAGGACCAACGGAACCAGAAGACGAGAACGTAATCGATGTGGAATATACAGAAACGGAGATCGATCAGGAATCAGATGCAGAGCCGGAAGAGGACGTTACAGATGAAATCTTAGGAGATAAAGATAAAGACGGTTATGATTATGAGGACCCGGAGGATGAGGTATGAAGATCAAAGAGAAAAGAATGAGAAGTTATATCGGCAGAGCCAATATTCTTATGCAAAATAAGAAAGAAAAGGAAGCGGCAAAAGCGGTGAGCGATGGAATGCAGTATTATTCAAACAATGTGATTAAGGCGCTTTCACCATATGCGGCAGCAGATGCGGGAATGATTGCAGTGGTTCTGCGACATCTGGCGAATGAAATTGAATCAAAGAATGTAGGGGCAAAAGAACTTGCTGAGTGGTTGGAGGAGAATGTCACGAAACCACCTCTCACAGAGAAACAGGCAGTCAAAAAGCCGAATATGCAGTAGGATGGGAAAATGATAACCAATAAAACAGGCGGAACATTATATACGCGGGATGGTCGGAAGTTGATCGATATTAAGGGAGTTTCCGGAAGTTCCAGAACATCAGAAGAGATATGCGCACAGAGAAAAGTAAAGCATACAGTCCCGGACACTCTTTGCTTCCAGACCGTGTCAGGCGATCTGCGGATGTTATATAGCTTCGTGTATGGTATGGAGATTACAAACAATTTCTTAAAAATACATGGCGGAATCATGGTAAGAAATGCTGCAGTAAGAAAGTCCAAAAGATCCATGAAAAGGAAGTAGACGGTGAAGAATGGCAACAAAATATATTATGACATACGTGGTGATCCGGCAGGAAGAATCCAGATTGAAGGAAAAAGTAGAATCATATCCGGTAAATGGAAGAAAAACCAGCGCCAAGACAGTACATAAAATCCAGAAGGATATCGAGAATATGACATTCAAAATTGCCAGAAAGTGCAATGTGAGCGTGAATTATCCGGAATGGAGTATCCAAGGGAAGAAAGTAGTTCTGAGTGAGCCTACAATTTTGCTTCCGTCGCTGCGATATGTGAGCTTTGAAGAGCTAAAGCAAATAGAAAACAAATTTACAGGGAGGGTGTGAAATGATACCGAGATGTAAAGAATGCCAGCACTGTAAGCTGAAGGGCAGGGCAGAAAGCAAATTTTCCGGAACATATACCGGATCTGGGCGAGGATATTTTTACTGCGAGAATCCGGAGGCGAAGAAACTGCCGCGAGAAGCATTTGGAAATCAAATGCCAGAATTTGTAGGATTCGGGACACCGGAGTATAACACAAAATTGACGACTAAGACAAGTCCGAGATGGTGCCCAAGGAGGAAAAAGAGAGAATGAGGCAGAATAACACAGGACAATTCGGTCAGTGCAAGAGATGCGGAGCCAGAATTGTATGGGTAAAAACATTGGCTGGAAAGAATATGCCGGTTGATCCAGAACTTGTAGATTTTAAGAAAATCAAGGGCGGAAAAGAGAGGCTAGTCCTTCAAAGTGGAGAAGTCGTGGCCGGGGAAAGATGCAGAGCGAGTGAAGCGGACGGCTACGGTTATATTTCTCATTTTGCTACATGCCCTGGATACGGGAGGTAAGAGATGTTACATGAACTGAAGATATATCCAAAATACTTTCAGGAGACAATCGAAGGCAACAAGCCGTTTGAAATCCGGAAGAACGATCGCCATTTTCAGGTTGGAGATGTACTGCTTTTGAAAGAGTGGGACAACATTAAATATACCGGAAGAGAAATTGGCGCGGTAGTCAGATATGTTTTGGATGATACGTTCATTGGACTGGCAGAAGGATACGTTGCCCTTGGCCTGCAGATTTTGACATAAAAGAAAAGGCCGCCTCCTTGACGAAAGACGACCATACGCGATACCGAAATTATACTCGGAAAGATGGAAAAAGTCAAGGAGGTGGCAGCATGGCTGTAGAAGAAAAGGTAAGAGAGAATATACCGCAGGCTGAGGGCGAAGCGCAGGGAGTGAGATACATTTCTCTGACGGAGGAAGAATTAGATAGACTCATGAAGGCCGCAGGCCGGGAGGGAGCCAAGAAAGGAGTAGAAGCCTACGAGAGAAGAAAAGAGAAAGACAAAGAAGAATTGGCCGACAAGGTAAAGAACAGCGCCAAGACGATCATCATTCATTACCGGCAGTTAAAGAGAATGAAGAATACATCGGTAACAGGAACGGACACGGTGACAGATCCTACGCTGAAAGAGATTCTGGATGGGATTCTGGAGCAGGTGAGGAAAGAGGAGTTCAATCTTACCAGCACGAATAAGAACCGGATAGTGACAGGAATGCTTCTGAACCATGTGGACGTACAACTGGAAAACTACAAAAAGGAATGCAGAAAGTCAAAGATTCCGGATATTCAGCGGAGATACCGTGTAGTGGAAATGATGTTCTTGCAGGCGGAGCCGGTGCGGGCCGAAGAGGTAGCCGAAGAGGAGCAGATTGATAAGAGTACAGTATACCGGACATTGGAAAAGGCATACGATGACCTGGCAGTTCTATTTTTTGGAATAGAAGGAGTAAAAAGTATCGAGATGAACCGGAAGCCTAAGAAATTCGGGAAGAAAACTATGAAAGACTCAACTACGAATGAATTCACAAATGCGAAAAAGGCGCACTAGACAAGCAAAGGGCAATGTGGTATTCTGATAAAAGCCCGATAAGCTATATGTCACCCCTAAAAAGGCATTGTTTTTCTTCTATGAAGGCAGAGTGGGCAGGCAGAAACGCCACCCACTCAAACTCCGGAATTATGAAAAAACGGTTAAAAAAGGGTAATACAGTGTACGTGGATGAGCTTACATAGTATAATTAAATTGTAAGATAATACGCATTAACGAGAAGAAGGAGTGACAAAACAATGGCAATTTGGACGAGTAGATACAGCAATAAAGAGCTGGCAGAGAACAAAGACAAGTATTATTGTGTCGGAATCAGTTTGGGAACACCGAAATTTCCACTGGGATATACAGTTGAACAGCAGTGCTATTCACTGGCACCGAAAGGGTATATGCTGAGAATGGAGTTGGAGAACTTCATTGAGGAGTATTACCGGAAACTGGAAGGCATCGGGAATGACAGAATCATCGACATGGTAATGAGATTTGAGAGAACGGCCGCGGCAGAGGGCAAAGAACTGGTCTTCCTGTGTTACGAGGATATAAGAATTCCGGAAGATTGGTGCCACAGAACAGTATTTGCTCAGTGGTATTGCGAACAGACAGGTGAAATCATCAGAGAGCTGCCGGACCCGAATCCACCAAAAGAAAAGAAAACGTCTGTAAAGAAACAGGCAAAAAAAGAAGAAAACAAGCGCACAGCCGCTCGGAAGGAAGCCACAATGGAAGAAGATGGCTATGAACAGATGAGCTTGTTTGGAATGGCTGGTGCGACAACATAATATCCGGAGCTGGTGAAGAATCACGTTCCTCTTCCAGAGGAAAGTTCCTGCTCATTGCAGGGCTCCGGTCCAAAAGAAACGGCATCGTATCTTCGGGTACGGTGCCTTAGTTTTGTGCAATATGCCAGAACGGTCTCTGAAATCCCCAGTGTGGTATCAGAGGTTGTCCTGGCTTTTTTGTATAAAATGAACAAAAAAGGAGGGAAACCAGAATGGAGAGAGACGTTGCATCAGCCACCTGCATAGCACAACACATTGAGACATTCAGAAAACAGGCTGCGGGTGATGCAAAAGCGGATTTCGGAGAGCCATGCCAGAACTGCCCGATGAATAAGGAGTGCAATTTTGACTGGCTCTCGAACATGGCACCGCTGTTGAAAGATTCAATGGTGAAGATCAGAATGGTTCTTCCGGTGCAGTGCTGAATACAGGACAAGATCCACGCACATCTCGGCGAGGATAAGGGCAATCATCCGAACAGTCACAGGAATAGCCCAATATCTTATAGCCAGGAGCTGCGGAACCGAGCATAGAAAACTCGGCGTAATCAACACGAACACCATGCCTTTCTTCCAGGTAAGGGCAGTAATCATGGTGTATGAGAGAAATCCGTCTCGACAATATAATTCACCTCCGGTTTATTACTCGGCTCGTATGAGCCTGTAAAGACAGTATAGTACAGTTTTAGAAAAACGGAAAGAAAGGAGAAGAAAGCAATGGCGTTTTTTATGGACCCAGGGGCAATGTTCTTGGGGTGTTTAGGCCCATCGGAGCAGAAGTTTCTGGTCACTTTGATAGAAACGGCAGCAAAGTCCGGGTACACGAGATTTGTTGAGCCATGTGCCGGCACCTTCGCAATGGCAAATCTGGCAGTGCAGAATGGTTTCAAGCCGGAGCAGATTGAAACCAGCGATGTCAATATGATGTCAACGGTCCTTGGATATGCGATAACAGGGCAGTCATTGGTACCACTGGAAATCCATGCACGAGGATTCAGCGATGAGGAGCTTCTTGATCCTGCAACAGCGTTGTACGCACAGCTGTATCTCAGAACATCGAAGAACGCAGGGAATGATTATTTCTACCAGATACTCACGGACCTACGGCTTAGGAGAGAAGAACATATAGAGAGCATCAACCGGCAGATAGAAGTCATTCGGAATCTGCTTGGTGGCATGAGCTACAGACCACTGGATATGTGGGAACATCTGAAAGAGGTGCTGGACGATCCGCACGCTTTGGTGATTGCAAATCCACCGACCTATTTTTCGGGCTATGAGAAGTTCTATGATACGCAGGGCAAGATGACCTGGAAGGAACCACCGTATGAACTGTTTGACCCGGAGACCGGACACCAGCAGTTCTATGATCTCTGTATGAACGCAAAAGCATTGGTTATTTGCTACCAGGAGAAAAGAGTAGGAGAGGCAGTTGGTTATACGATATATGCCAGATCTGGCACAAGGGCAGATCTGAACGCCTACATAACCACGAACCGGGAGGAAGAGGCAACAGCTCTGGCAAATGGTAAGAAGATTAAACGGCCTGCAGAGAGTAAGCTACAGCCGTTAGACTGCAGTATGCTTCCAAGGGACTACGAGATCAAGGAAGACAGCAAAGTGCAGGTTATTCCGGTCAAGGCGGCAGAGGCTCAGTATTACAGAGCGTTGTGGACACATAATTTTGTTGGTTCATCGGCCACATTCAACAGGGCATTGCTGATTGATGGGTATGTAGCTGGCGTGTTTGGCATCTCGAAGATGGCATCTGACAGCGTATTTGTATGGTACGTGATGAAAGTACCGCACAAGATATACCGCCTCGGCAGACTGTGCTATATGCTGGCACAGAACAGAGAGTTTGTGGATACGCTCCTGGACAATATCGAGCAGGAGAAAGTCACGAAGATGCGGACTGCAATGCTTGCCAGGTATCCGGAAAACAAGGAAGTCAGGGGAATCATGAAACTGGTAAACAGGGTGGAAGACAAGAAGAATGGATACAAGCTCACATATGAGGCAGAACTGGTTGAAGGCAGGAGTGAGCAGCAGACACTTCAAGAATGGCTAAGGAGGGAGAATGAATGGCAGAAGAACAGGGCAAAGGCATCCAGCAAATCGAAGGGTGCGAAGTAATCTACGACATGGGTTCGGGTTTGGTGATCGCCAAAGTTCCGCTGGATAAAGTCAAGGAACAGGACATCAATGCCAGAATCATGAAGAATGAGATGCAGGACCAGCTGACCGCCAACATCAAGAAACGAGGACAGTTGGAGAGCCTGCCTCTTTTCGTTTTAGTAGACGGAAAGCTGGAAATCATCAGCGGCCACCACAGAGTAAAGAGCGCAAGAGCTGCAGAGATGAAGGAGATCATCGCTATTGTTGATGTGTCCGGACTCTCACGTAGCAAGATAGCGGCGAAGCAGCTGGCCCACAATGCAATTTCCGGTTTCGATGATGATAGCACGCTGAGAGAAATCGTGAAGATGATTGATGATGTGGACGATATGATTGAGTCATTCGTTGGAAAAGAAATCATGGAAGAACCGTTGGAACAGTATGACAAGATGCTGAGTCCTGCGGTTCAGTTTGATTTTAAGAATGTCACTTTCACATTCCTGCCGCATCAGGTGAATGATATGGACATACTGGTGAAGGATCTGGAATCTAAAGCTCCGGAAATCGTTGGAGTTGCTTCATACGAGCAGTGCAAGGCATTTGTGGAGACATTAAGCAAATACCAGAAGTTTACGGACATCAGAAACGTAGGAGCAGCTATCCATTCAATGATCGAGAATGCCAACGAGAAAATGGATGCAGTTGGGTTTGATGCAGAAGAGGAATGGACATATCTGGCGAAGGTGTTTGGTAGCAATGCGATTCCTGCGGATGCCGCCGAAGTAATCAAACAGGCCATCAAGAAGGCTGAGAAAGAGGGAACCATCACCAGCAAGAACCGGTGGCAACTGATTGAATACCTTTGCGCTGACTATCTAGGTAAATAGATAAGGCATGGCAGCTAAGGTCAAATACAATCCAGATTATCACGATAACTGGGCGTGGTCTTTGGCTGCTATGGGAGCTACCAATGAAGAAATCGCAAAGGCAATGGGAGTTTCCAAGCGGACGATCATCCGCTGGAGCCAGGATCACGAAAGTTTCGGTAGCGCATTGGCCCAGGGAAAGGGAGTTTCCGATGCGAAGGTAATCAGGAGCCTGTATCAGAGAGCGGTCGGCTATGAGTACGAGGAAGAGAAGAAAATCATTGAGTATGACAAAGACGGAAACGTGAAACCGATCAAAATTGAGAAGACCAAAAAGCAAGTTCCGCCGGATGTAGGAGCGCAGTGCTTCTGGCTGAAGAATCGCCAGAGAGATAAATGGCAAGACCGGCCAGAAGTTATACCAGACACAGGAGCAGACGATGGAGACCAGGTTCAGTTTTATCTTCCAGATAACGGGAGGGATGGCTGATGGGGAAAATAATCAGGATTGGACCGCAGAAAGGACCGCAGGAAAGATTCCTTGCAACCTCTGCGGATATTTGTATTTATGGTGGAGCAGCGGGAGGCGGCAAGACCTTCGGGTTGCTTTTGGAACCGATCAGGCACATGAACAACAAAAATTACAATGCGGTTATCTTCCGAAGCAATTACACGCAGGTCACATCTCCTGGTGGTTTGTGGGATAGTTCAGGTAAGATTTATAGCCTCGTAAAGGGGGCTTATCCATTAAAGACACCTAAACTACACTGGACGTTCAAAAGTGGTGCTACGGTCAACTTTGCCCACTTAGGTAGTGATTCTGATTGCCAGAACTGGCAAGGTTCGCAGATCGCAATGATAGGATTCGATGAGCTGACGCATTTTTCAAAGCATCAGTTTTTTTATATGCTGTCACGAAACCGTACTGATTCTGGAGTAGCACCGTATGTTCGGGCAACGTGCAACCCTGATGCCGATAGCTGGGTAGCTGATTTCATTAAGTGGTGGATCACACCAGAAACCGGTTATCCGATACCGGAGAGAAGCGGCGTAATCCGATACATGGTAAGGCTGAATGATGAGATCATTTGGGGAGACAGCAAGGAGGAACTGGCAGCACAGGGATATGATGCACAGGATGTAAAAAGCGTGACATTCATAGCCAGTACATTGCAGGACAATCAGATCTTGATGAAGATGGACCCTGGATACCTGGCGAACTTAAAAGCCCTGCCTACGGTAGAGAGGGAACGTCTTCTGCTTGGAAACTGGAAGATTAAAGCGGCGGCCGGCCTGTTCTTCCGCAGAACTCAGGTCGGAGAAATGCTGGAGGAATTGCCGAAAGATGTTATTTCCTGGTGCAGAGGTTGGGACCTTGCAGCAACCAGCGAAGATGAAGACGGCGATCCGGCATATACCGCAGGCGTTCTGATCGGAAAGAGAAAGAGTGGTAGATACATCGTGGCAGACGTAATTAACAAGCGTTTGGCTGCTTCTGATGTAAGAACAATCATTAAAATGACAGCGCAGGTAGATAAGGCAAAATACAAGCGAGTGATTGAAAGACTTCCACAGGACCCAGGGCAGGCCGGGAAAGAACAGGCTCAATCCTACGTGAAGTTTCTGGCAGGTTTTCTGGTAAAGACCATAGGTGAGTCTGGAAGCAAGGAATCCAGAGCAGAGCCGTTTGCAGCGCAGTGGCAGGCTGGAAATGTAGATGTGCTGATTGGAGAGTGGAATGAAATGTACTTCAATCAGCTGGAATCATTCCCGGAATCAAAATTTAAGGACATGGTGGACGCCAGCAGTTCAGCTTTCAATGAAGTTGAGAGCGGAGCTACATTCTCGGCACCGCCAAAAGATACGCTCAGCAAGAGCAGCTATTGGAGAGGATGAGATTAAGTATGAATGGAATAAGAGTAAACAATACTGCAGCATCTGCCAGTGCGATCGCAAGCATGGGCGGTTATGGTTGTAAAAAATACAATGTTCCTAGAGGAGACGCAGAAGAGTTCAAGGCAGACGGCATAGGAACTTTTGTTTCCGTGATCCAGGCATTTGAAGATACAGAAATTCTGACCGTAAAGGCTTGTTGGGACGCACCGACAGATGTAGACGGCATTATTATTCCTGCCGGTATGTGCCTGTATGTGAAGGCAGAAAGTGTAACCATATCAAGCGGATGCGGCGTGATCTACTACGAGATGGCTTCATAAAGGAGGCGGTGAGTATGATGTTATCATTGCAGAATAGCATAAACAGCAGGAACGGACCGGGAGGAAATAAGAACCGATCCGTTTGGTTGCGTGTAGGAGTAACTGGTGTAGCGTTCCAAGCAGTAAATCAGCCATGTGGAACGCAAGGGCCATTGGCTAAGTCAGCGGTTGCTGGCTACATCGTCAGAGAAACAGTTCAGATTGCTGACTCTGGATACGGAGTGAGCTTCAGAGTAAAAGCCTGCGGGCAGAAAAGGAGGCTGATGTAAAGTGAGTAAAGAAATAGGACGCATCGGCCAGAGGCGTTACGGTGGAGTTATCTATGAAGAGTTTCTTCCGGAACTGAGAGGAAGCAGAGGAGTAGAGATTTACCGAGAAATGTCAGAGAATGATGATGTAGTCGGTGCGATCCTTTATGCGATAGAAATGCTGGTTCGGCAGACCGATTGGATTGTAGAACCGGGAGGAGGCACAGCAAAAGACCGGGAAGCAGCTGAGTTTGTACAATCATGTATGAATGATATGCAAAGTACATGGGTTGATACAGTCTCAGAGATCCTGTCATTCCTTACTTATGGCTGGAGCCTACATGAAATTGTGTACAAGCGTAGAATGGGAAATACAAGGGATACCAGAACCAGAAGCAAATACAGCGATGGTTTGATCGGATGGGCGAAGCTCCCTATTCGATCTCAGGAAACTCTGTACCAGTGGGAATACGATGAAGCAGACAATCTGGTAGGTATGACACAGATGCCGCCGCCGGACTTTGGACTGCTGACAATTCCGATGAGCAAGTCACTGCTGTTTAGGACCAAGGCACGAAAGGACAATCCAGAGGGTAGAAGCATTTTGAGAAATGCGTACCGGTCATGGCATTTCAAGAGAAGAATCCAGGAGATTGAAGGCATTGGCGTTGAACGTGACCTTGCCGGACTGCCGGTGATTTACACTCCGGAAGACATGGATATATGGAACTCCGAAGACGAAACCATATCAAGGATTAGAGCAGAGCTGGAAAATATGGTTAGAGGTGTCCGAAGAGATGAAAGAGAAGGCCTCGTTCTTCCCGGGGGCTTCAAGATGGAACTTTTAAGCACTGGCGGTTCCAGACAGTTTGACACCAATGCGATTATTGACCGCTACGATACCAGAATTGCTATGACAGTTCTGGCAGACTTTATTTTCTTAGGGCATCAGCAAAATGGTTCATGGGCTTTAAGCTCAGACAAGACAGAATTGTTTGCGATGGCCTGTGGTGCGTATCTGGATATTATTGCAGAGACGTTCAATAGCCAGGGAATACCGAATCTGATTGATATTAACGGAGACCATTTTGCTGGAATTACAGATTATCCAAAGCTGACACATGGAGACATTGAAGATGCCGACATTGCGAAGGTATCTGCGTTTGTTAAGGATATGGTTGGAATTGGAGTTTTGGTACCGGATGATGGTCTGGAAGATTATATCAGGCAGATCGGGAATCTTCCGGAAAGAACGGATGATACTAGAGAGTTGAGCCAGACAAGGGAAGAACAGCAGGGACAGAATGAACCACCAGAACCCGAAACAGCTGCAGGCAAGGAACCGAAAGAAGATGATGAGGAAATCTCCGAGGAAGTGGTAGAAGCGGCCAAAAAACGCTTGGGAAGAGTGTAGATATGGCATTTTTGATAAGACCGCCAGGTCAAGTGAAAAAGGCGAAAGCAAAGCTGAAACCGAAGTCAAAGAATGCTCAGGAGATTCTAAACAGACTGCAGGGTTTCTTGAACCAGAATACCAGCGAACCAGTGGAAATCCTCTGCAGCTTTTGGGAAGACCAAAGAAATGCCATCACCTATAAAGAACTGAGGGAAGTAGTGCAAAGCGGTATGCTCACACAGAAGCAGTTCGAGGATTGGCAGCAAGATTATTCAGTCCTGGTTGAGAAAAAGATGGCAGGTGTATGGATGTCTGCAATGGCGGTAGGCGTTGCAGGTCAGCCGATGTTTGATAGCTTATCATTCAGCATCAATACGCAGGACCCTGGAATTGTATCGTGGATCAAAGACAGGGGAGCTGAATTTGTGACATCGTGTACAGCAGAGCAGAAAAAGGCCATCCAGTCGTTGTTGGTAAAGAAGATCACAGATCAGCACACGGTTGACGAACTGGCAAGATTCATTCGCCCATGTATAGGCCTTACAGATTGTGACACAAAAGCGGCATTGAAGCTGTACGATACCGTAAAGGCCACATTGCAAACTAATCATCCACGAATGAAGCCGGAAAACATCCGGAAGAAGGCACTGGATGCGGCACAGAAGTACGCAGAGCAGAAACATCGGCAGAGAGCTTTCACTATAGCTCAGACAGAACTGGAATTTGCGTACAACCGAGGAGCCGACCAAGGAGTAAGACAGGCACAGTCCCAAGGCCTTATAGGAAAGACAATCAAGAGATGGATCACATCCGGAGATGATTCGGTTTGTTCCATTTGCGCTGCATTAGACGGTACTGAAATCGAGATGGATGATAATTTCGATTTTAAGGGCCGTCTTTTGTTTACCGGTCAGAAAATGCTACCGCCAGCACATCCACGTTGCGCTTGTGCTGTTGAGTACATTGAGATTGAGTCACCTGTATTTCAGCCGGAAAACATGACTGAGATTGAAACAGAGGTGGATGCAGAAGAACAGAAAGAGTTTTCATCCGGCGAAGAGGCCGAGGAATACTTCGGAAAGCGGCCAGACAGATCGTTGCGGAGAAGTGATCGGGAAGAATATGACAGGCAACTGGATTATTTCAAAACTCAGTCACCGTATGGAAAGTGGAGCCATCAAACAACATCACAGGAAGAGACATCAATTACAAATTACTGCGGACCAGATTACAGTGCGATTAATGGATTACTGAGAAGAGAAATGACAGAAAACCAGGTTAAGTTGTGGGATGATCTCGGCAACCGTAAAATTTCAGAGATGATTTCGGATATCAGTTCTGCCATATCAAAGTTTGAGCTTCCGGAAGACATTAAGGTGTTCAGAACTTGTGAGAACGATGTTCTGGAGAAGTTGCAGACAAGGATAGGAAGTACGTTCCATGATGATGGTTTTGTCAGCACATCCGTTGTCAGAGAGAAACAGGCAAGCGGAAATATCTTCATGGAGATAAGCGTTCCTAAAGGGCAAGGTGTAGGAGCCTGGGTAAATCCATTGTCCGGAAAACCAGAAGAGTATGAATTTCTGCTGAACAGAGGGACTGATTTTCTGGTGACTGACATAGGCCAGGACGGAGCGGACACAATAATCCGAATGAAAGTTACTGGCAGAACGGAAACGGAATGGTCGTATGCAACGAAGGAAGAGGTGATAGAGCAATGGAAACGAAGAGGAGTTTACAGCGAAGAAAGCGCAAAACTTCTATGACGAAAGAGGAATTAGCCAGCGCCTTTGGTTTAGGGACGAGCAAGTTTCAATGTACAGCAGATCAGCTGACAGAAAATGAGGTTGAAAAGAGGAGAAAAGTGAAAATGAAGAAATTTTCAGATATGATCCAGAAATCCGGCAATCAGGAAAAACCGAAAGCCAGGGAATCTCCGCTAAAAAAGAGAATGTTTAAGATCACAAAGCGTGATGATGAGCAGATGCTTGCCTTCGGGTGGGCGAATGTATCCATTCGGTCAGATGGAGAATTGATTGAAGACTGGCAGGAAGATATTGTAGAGCCGGAAGATCTGGAGCAGGCAGCGTATGAATTTGTGCAGCTATACCGAGAAGGTGGAGAGATGCACGAAAGAGGCGGTGTTGCTACTTTGGTTGAGAGCGTAGTATTTACCGAAGAGAAACAGCGGGCCATGGGTATTCCGGAAGGAACGCTTCCTGTTGGCTGGTGGATTGGCTTCAAAGTGCTTGATGCAGGTGTATGGGAAAAGGTCAAAGATGGCACATATTCCATGTTCAGTATTGAGGGCGAAGCAGAAAGAGTAGAGGATGAGGATATTGATTGATATTGGCATTTATCTACTGGGTGTGTTCTCAGGCATAGTCTGTATCGCTCTTGCAGCTGCCGGCAGGAAGAACTTCGATGAAGGAAGAGATGAAAACAGCGGCGTATAGCGATTTTCAGCACACCAAACCTATCAATCCTACCATAGAAGCCGTAAAAAAGGCTCTGGTAGGATTTTCCAAACTGAATATTGTGATAATTCAGAGAGGCATCCTTGGCGGGTGTCTTTTTGTATTATAAATCCAGAAGAAAGGAGGAACAGCATGGCAACAAAGTTAAAGAACCTCAAAGTTAAGAAAGTTGACTTTGTGGATGAGGGAGCAAATCCGGATGCACATATTGAGCTGTTCAAACGTAAGGATGGAAAACCGGAGGAAGATCCCAAGGGGCCAAAAGAAGATGATGAAGAGGAAGAGAAGCAGAATGAAGGCGGCGTAATGAAGCGCCTTTTATCAGCTATCGCAAAGATGGTCGGAATAAATCCGGGCGAGCTGAACAGTGCGATAGAAGAGATCGAGAAAGGTAATTCAGAGTCCTTCAAAGAAAAGATGGCGCAACGAAAGGCTCAGAAAATCGCAGATGAAATATGGGACTTTTGTTATGCACTGCAGTCTTCCTTATGCTCTGTTTTATGGGATGAAGACCTGGACGGAGCAGGAGCCACAGCAGCTATGATTGAGAATCTGGACGAATTCTATTCCGTAGTGAAAGATGCAATCAGCCAGTGGTCCGATGGCAAGGTATCAAATATAGCAAAGAACGATCAGGAAATTTCCGAAGAGGAACTGGCAGTTATGAAATCTGCACAGGTAAGGCTGAACGAGGCAATTCAGAAAGCTTCCGAGAAAAAAGAAGACGGACCAGAAGACGATGAACCGAAAGGAGACGGAGAAGAAATGAAAATTGACAAGAGCAAACTGACAGAATCTGAGAGAGCGTTTCTTGAAAGCATTGAAAAACGCTACGGTACAGAGGAAGGGGCTGGCAAACCGGAAACACCACCAGCAGGAACTGCAGCGCAGGGGGCTTCTCAGTCCTCAGAAGAGGCAGTAGCAAAAGCCCTCCAGACCCTTGGACTTACAGGTGCTGCGAATACCGGAGACGCTGGAACTGCTGATACCGGAGATGATATTTTTAAGGGCTTAAATCCTGGCTTAAAAGCACAGGTTGAAGCACTTATGAAATTTAAGGCTGATGCAGAAGAAAAGGAAATGAAAGAGATTTGTAAACGGTATGCAATTCTCGGAAAGACAGAGGAAGAGCTTCTGCCGGTACTCAAGAGTACAAAAGCAGTAAGCCAGGAAGCATACGATCAGGTAATCAAAACTCTGAACGATGCGAAAGCTGCTGTTGAAAATTCTGGCACATTTTCTGAAATCGGAAAATCCGGACACGCTGGTGCTTCAAAGGGACCAGATGCGAACTCTGCTGAAGGGAAAATTGACAGCATCGCAAAGAGCTATGTTGAGAAAAATCCAACAATGAGCTATGTGGACGCATTAGCAAAGGCGTGGGAAGACAATCCGCAGCTGGTGCTTCAGTACGAAGAGGAAACAGGAATTTAAGAAGGAGGTAAAAAACAATGGGTAAGAACTACAACGGAACACAGATCAGTCAGAGCGTAACAGTTTCCGAGGTGGCCGGAGCTACCGTTGAAGACTGCAGAAATAAGATTTTTGTGTATGACGAAAACGGAAAAGCAATCCTGGCCACGGGAGGAACAAAGCCGTTCATCGGTGTGGCTCTGATCGAAGCAGGTATCAATGATATGTTCGGAGAAGTATCTGGAAAGGTGGAGGTAGGAGACGACATCGACATCCAGATTAAAGACATCGGATCAGTGATTGCAGGAGAGGCCATTTCCAAAGGCGATGAAATCACAGCCGGGGCAGATGGAACAGCAGCAAAGGCAAAAGCCGGGGACTATGTTCTTGGTATTGCACTCAGTAAAGTTGCCAAAGACGGATATGCCAGAGTGCAGATCAGCAAATATAAGAAAAATGCGTAAGCAGGAGGTAAGAAAGAATGGGTAGAAAAGTAACACCAGCCGATATTCAGGTGGAAATTGCAAAAGGAGCCTTTAGACCGCACACAGCACTGTCTAATATGGCTCTTTCTTATTTCCAGAGTGACAAAAATTATTTTGCGAGAACAATTTTCCCTCTGTGCCCGGTAAGCCTGTCAGCTGATAATTACTATATTTTCAGCAAAGAGGATTTACTGAGAGACAGCTGGAAAAGAAAACCGGCATACGGAAAGGTTGAGCCGGCAGTTCTGGGAGAGAACGGACAGACCTATGCCTGCCAGGTAGATCAGATGATCGTAGGTATCGATCAGATTCGTCAGACAGATCTCATCAGAAGACAGGGACCGTCTATCAGAGATCCGAGACAGCAGAGAACAAGAATGATCGCAACCCAGGCAAACATTCACCAGGACGTGCTGTTTGCAAAGAGTTTCTTCAAAGCTGGCGTGTGGGAGAATGAGTTTACTGGTGTAGACAGTACATCCGTATCTGACAATCAGTTTATCAAGTTCTCAAATGGCAATTCTGATCCTATTTCACTCATCGAGGAAAGAGCAACCGAGATGGAAGAACTGACAGGGCGCAGACCGAACCGCATGGCTCTTGGCGTAAATGTTTACAATGCGCTGAAAAAGCATCCGGCAATCCTGGAGAGAGTAAAATACAGCGGATCAACAGCCAACCCAGCTATGGTTAATGCGAATGTTCTGTCTCAGCTGTTTGAGATGGAACGTCTTTCTGTTCAGCGTTCTATTATGAACAATGCACAGCTTGGAGAAGAGGCAAATATGCAGTACATTGGCGATCCGAACGCATTCCTGCTGGCATACGCTACAGATTCACCGGCAGTAGATGAGCCGAGTGCAGGATATATTTTTACTTGGGATATGTTAGGAAACGGAAATGTACTACCGATTCGTCAGTTTGAAGGCGAACAGGGAACTCACAGTGAGTTTATCGAAGGCCTCATGGCAACCGACATGAAAAAGACCGGAGATGATCTGGCAATGTTCTTCAAGGACGCTGTCTAAGGAGGGTAATTATGAAACTGATTGCAAAGAAACCTTGTAGCTTTGGCGGCAAGGCTTTTTTCATCAATGACGAGATCCCGGTCAATGCCGTTCTGAATCCAAAACAGCAGGAAGAACTTGGAGTGCTGTCTATTGTTTCTGAGGGAGAAGCCGCAACCGGTATTCTGGAAACAGGCTTCCAGGAAACAGATATTGCAATCCCGGTCTTCAAAAGCTATGACGGAGATACTGCACAGGTAATGGGGATTCCACTGAATATCGGGGAAATACAGGAAGTTTTCTCTATCATGCAGATGAACGTAGAGGAAGCTACGAAAGCAATCGAAGCCGCAAAATCTGAAAATATGCTGATTGTGATTCATGCCTGCGATTCACGTGCTGGAGTAAAGAAAGCGGCTCAAAAGAAAGCAGACAACTTATCCTCCACCAATGGGAGTACAAACGATCCTGCAGGCGGTAACGAGTTCGTAGACCATAGTACGCAAGACGAAACACCGTCTGGAAAATAATTCGGAGGTGAACCCTTATGGCAAAAGGCACATACACCTATGAACCAGGGAATATCACAACTGCAGGACTTGATCTGATGAGGTTTGAACTGGGAGATACGATGGTAGAAGGTGGGGCAGATACCTGTGCATTGACAGACGAAGAAATTTCAGCGGCTCTGAAAAAATATCCGAAGAAGTGGAAAAGAGCAAAACTCATGTTGCTGGAAAGCATCTGCAGAAGGTTTGCGTTTGAAGTGGACACGAAAGAAGGTCCACTTTCTTTTTCACTGTCTGACCGGGCAAAAGTCTGGAAAGAAGATTACCTAAGTCTGAAAAAGGAAGTAAGCCTGGAATCAATGGCAGTTCCATCACCGCCGACCGGAAACAGCTATAAAGAACCGTATTTCTATACAGGTATGCTGCGGAATCCAAGAACAGGAAGGCTGGATGAATGATGAGAAGAGCAATGATGTATCTGCGGCCAGGAAATCTATATAAAGAGTTTGTGATCGAAGATAACAAAGCTGATATCGGTAAAACAGGAAGGGCCACAGCTTCGTTTTCTGGTGATGGAAGCCGGACGCTAAAGGGAGCACTTGCGGAAGCAACACCGAAGCAAAAGGTTGAGTGGCAACAGCTTCAGCATCCGATTTCCCACACGATCATACAGGATGGACGGCCAAAGGCAAAGGCAGAAGACAAGCTGATACTGGGAGAAAGAATATTCTTGATTCAGGGCATAGATGATCCGGGAAGTATCGGAGTTTGCACCATTTACTATGTCGAGGAAAGGATGGATGTGAAGTGAGGTTGTGGATAGATACGGCAGCACTTGGAACAGCAGGCCAAGCAGTACAGGCAAAGGTTGGCGAAATGAAAGCCAGAGTAAATCAACAGGTGTTGTCAAGAGGAACAAGAGCGGTCAACCAGCTCAGAAACGCCGAATTGGAAGTCCTCAGAGGAAAAGGAAGCGGAAGAATTTACAGGAAATATCCATATAAGTCAACCTACCAGGCATCCGCTCCTGGAGAACCTCCGGCAAGGCGTACAGGCAATTTAAGGTTGCATTGGACAGGAAATGTAAAAGGCGGTGGAGGCAATATCACTCTGGAGCTTGAAAGCACAGAGTTTTATGCCGGTTATTTGGAAAACGGTACAAGAAAGATGGCACGAAGACCATTCAAGGACCGGATCACACAGAAAGCATTGCCACCGATTAAAGCAATCTTTAATGAACCATATTTGTAGGAGGTGATGCGTAGAAATGAGTCTGATTATGGACAAACAGGAAAAAGTGTTTGATTGCAGCACAATTAAAAGGGGCGATCTGATAAGCGCACAGCATTCCTGTTGGAAAGAACCGAAATCCGGAATTGTATCTGCAATTACGCCGGAGGAAATCAAGATATTATATCAGCCGGCTATTGCGAATGTTACCAATTTTCTCACAATCCAGGCAGATGATGTTGTGACAGGCCAGTGGAAAATCCGCTGGTCTGAAAATTTGGAGAGCATTGAAGAATATGATTCGGAGAAAACGGAGGTAAAAGCGAGTGATTCTTGAAGAGTTGATGCATGAACGATTTGCCACGTATTCGTTTTTTAAAGATCAAATGGCGGTATACGCTGGACTGCCTGCAGTTTTTTACCAGGGAGCACCGGACGATAGGCAAAAAGGTTGGGAAGGAGAACAGTACCCGAGAATCGTGTATACGATTGATATGCAGGCAGATGAAGAGAGGAAAAGCGCAGGTGTTATGCAGGTAGATCTCTACTGCGATGAGAGAAAAACTCTTCCGGAAGATATCGAGCCATACATCAGAAAGTGCCTGGTAAATCTCATCGTGAAGCCGGAAGGAAATTCACACTATGCGTTTGCTTGGGCGAGAACAGAAATGTTTTCCCTGGAACGGAGTGCGAGAGATAGAGGCGTTGACACAATGATAGTTGGAGCCTCTGTCCGGTTTGATATTCTGGAGTACAGCCGGCAGGAAACAGCGAATCCAGACCCAGTACAGGCATTGAGCAGATGGTTGAAGGACCTGGAAAAAGAAAGCCTGGTTATAGGAAAAGATCATATTGAAAAATTCTTTGAGCCGAGTGGAGAACACCCGGCTTTTTACGTTCGTGTGCAGTCGTACAAAACGAACAGAGCGACCTATGCGCTTACATGGGTGGATTGCAATTTGGCAATTCATATTATCGTGCCGGAGCCAGAAAACCGTAGCCTATGGGCGAGGTACATTGCAGACAGACTGAATATGGCAGGGGAAGTAATCATGCTGGACGACAGCCCAATGCTGATATTCGAGGTGTCTGTAGAGAATAACGCCGATTATCTGACAAGAGGACAGGTTATGGTGAAGGCACAATATTCTATTCCAAGGATCGGTGAGGTTGAACACCCACTGAGCAAGATTAAAGTAAGCCAGAAGGAGGAAAAGTGAATGGCAACAAAAAAAGTCGTAGAAGCTGCGAATACAGCTGAAAACAACGAACCTTTAAATTCCATTGCTGAGGAAGAAAAAAACGAAGCCAGACCCGGTAACGAATCCACAGCAGCATCAGAAGGGGAATCTACCTACACAATCAATGAGTTTGCAAAAGCAGCGGCAACAGCGTTTGAAAGGCCTTACAGTCCGGATATCGTTCGTGCCGCTTTTCTTTTGGCAGGAGTAAAAAAGGCAACTAAGAAGGAAGCTTCAATTATCATCAAGAAATTTTTAGGCGAGGAGGTAAAAGAATGAGCGGATCGTGGAGAGTAGGAGAAGAAAAGGAACGCCCTGGCGTATACAGACGTCATGTTAATGCAGGTGGTTCAGAGATCGCCGGTACTGCAGAAAATGTAGGTCTGGCAGTAGTAAGTGGAACTTGGGGACCGCTGAATAAACCAGTTGTCACAGATGCTTCCGATGATATCGCGTCAATTATTGGAAGCGGAAAAGGAGCAAACGTGATTACCCAGATGAGAATTGGCGGCGCCAATACCATTATGGTAGTAAGAGTCGGATCAGGTGGAACTCCGGCATCCGTAACGCTGAAGGACAACAAGGAAGCAGATGTTGTAACACTGACTACCCTGTATCCGACGAGCAGAGCGTTGACAGTAACCATCAAAGAATCTCTGGAAGATGAAACTCAGAAATTAGCAATCATTCAGGAAGGAACAAAAGAGCTGGAAGCGGTGGCATTCACCGCGGGAGCAACCGAGGTGGCTGGAATCGTTGCTGCTTTTGCAGACAGCGTATACGTAAAGGCAGTCAAGAAAGCTGATGGAAGTGGAACCCTGAAAAATATTTCTCAGTCAAAATTCTCCGGAGGCACAGATCCTACAGTGAACACAGAGGCATACAGCGCAGGTTTCGAGGCGAGTGAGGAAGAAACTTGGGATGGCGTTGCTGTTGACTCGGATGATCCGGCAGTGCATACGCTTCTTTACACATTCATCAACAGAAAGTTTGAAGAAGGAATGTACCCGTATGCTTGCGTTGGCGAGCCTAAGAGCGTAGCGATCGACACAAGAATCCAGCACGCTGCAGCTTTTAACGATTACAAGATGCATTACGTGCTCAACAGTTGGGTTGGTACAGATGGCGTTGTCTATGAAGGTTATCTGGCGGCTGCGAGAATCCTTGGAATGATTATTGCGGTTGCATCCAATGCCTCACTTACTCATTCCGTAATTACAGGAGCGGCAAGTCTGAATGAGGCATTAAAGAACGCCACTATTAAAAAAGCACTTAAATCAGGCTGCCTGGTCCTTTCTCTCAGCAAAAGCCGTCAGGTATGGATCGAGAAAGCAATTAACACGCTTACTGTTCTTTCAGCAGATCAGGATGCAGGCTGGAAGAAAATCCGCCGGATGAAGACAAGATTTGAGCTGGAGGATCGTATTGATGCTACGCTGGAAGCGATGGATGGAACCATCGACAATAACGATAACGGACGGGCAACAGTAATGTCTGCAATCGTTGATATTCTGGATGCGATGGCAGGTGAAAATAAAGTAGAGGCCGGAGGAACGGTAACGCTTGATACTTCCAACCCGCCGAAAGGAGACAGCGCCTGGTTTAATATTTCAGTTGACGATATCGACAGCATGGAGCTTATTTATCTGACATATCGTTACAGATTTGCTCCGGAAGACGCGGAAGAATAAGAAAGGGGATAAGATACTATGGGTATTATCAATACACAGGCAATTGCAGATGCAAGAAAAGCCCGCACCGGAAAAGATGGTGCGTTATACAACGGAAGAGGAAAACTTCTGGCTAGAGTAGAAACGTTTCAGTCACAGATGGCAGTGAGCAACCAGAAGTATCATCCACTTGGAACGCCGAGAGAACAGGAAGTTCTGGACACGATTGGAGTAACACTCACATTCACTGAATGCGTAGTGGACGACAGCGAGTTTATCAGCGACCTTACGGCAATGCAGAACACTGGTATTCAGCCGAATTGGAAATTCCAGGGAGTGTTAAAAGGAAGTAATGGAAGCGAAGAGCGTTTCATTTATACAAACTGTGTACCATCTGGAAATATTGACCTGCAGAATATAGCGGTTGGAAGTATCGTAAAACGTCAGTGGTCCCTGTTTGTGAACGGAGAGGTAAAACTGCAGGGAAAATTAAAGGCCTGAGAAGAAAAAATTAATAAAAAATAATACATAGGCCGCGGCGATATGCTTGCGGCCTTTATTTGTTTAGGAGGAAAAATAAAATGGCAAAGACTACAGAAAACACAACAGAAGTTCAGATGACACCGGAAGAGACAAAAGCAAATGTGAGAATGTATGAAGACGATATTCTGGGCGGCCTGATGGCTGCGGCTGCTTACAAAACAGATATGGATGAGGTAGCGACGATTCAGATTATCAGACACAAAGCGATTGTTCTGGAGTTTCGAATCCGGCCAATGGCAGAAGATGAAATGGCCAAAATCAAAAAGAAAAATACAATCTACAAGAGAAATAAAGCGAACGGCCTGAGAGTCGCAGAAAGTGTAAATTCTGCAGATTACCGCTCTGAGCTGATTTATGAAGCAACTATCGAAGAAGACAGAGCAAAAATCTGGGACAGAGCAGATGCATGGGAGAAATGCAGTGTAGTAAACGGAATTGGCCTGGTCGATGTTGTTCTGAAGGCAGGAGAGAAGGATGCGATCCTGGAGAAGCTGGATGAAATTTCTGGATTTACACCGTCCATGGAGGAAGTGGCAAAAAACTGATAACCGCCGGCGGTAAGACAACTCTGCTTCATATCATTTTCCAAAGACATCATATTCCATTCGATGAGGTACTCGATAAGCCAAAATGGGCGCAGGCTTTAATGCTGGAATCAATGAAAATTCAGTTAAAGGAAGAAGAAAAGCGCAGGAAGGAAAAACAAGGAATCGTAGAAGACGAGGAAGGAGGCGAATGATTTGGCAGAAACCGTAAGAATTGAAATTCCGGTGAGTGTGAAGGATAACACATCAAGTGGAGTACAGTCGGCAACCCAGAATTTATCCGGGTTCGAAAAAAGCATGAAAAGAACCGAACAGCAGTTGAACAGAATAGACCGAGCGCACCATATAAGAGTTGATGCTGATGACAGAGCGTCAGGAACAATCAACAAGTTGTCAAGCGCGACCGAAAGTTTGGACGGAACAGATGCAGACGTAGATATTTTGGCGAGTGATTCAGCAAGTCAGATTGTCAATCAAGTTGAAAATCAGATTAATGCGCTGGATGGTTCAGCAGCAGACGTGGATGTGGGGGCAAATGACACTGCTACCCAAGTAGTGAGTGCGGCCGGCGATGCCGTTGAGAATTTTGATGGACAATCCGGTGACGCAGAAATCGGAACCGATGATAGCGCTACTCCGACCATACGAGCGGCGGAAGATGCAGTGGAAAATTTCGATGGAAGTTCTGGAGATGCGGAGATTGGGGCAGATGATGGAGCAACACCAGTGATACGGGCGGCGCAAGATGCAGTGGAAAATTTTGGCGGCATGTCTGGAAATGCAGAAATCGGAGCTGACGATCAGGCGTCTCCAGTAATTGATTCGGCCAGGGACAAAGCAGAATCCTGGGCCGGCTCTGTTTTTAATGCCACGATAGGTATCATTGATAACCTGACAACACCAATGCAGAGCGTACTTAGAGCTGCAAGTAGTCCTATTGTGCAGGGAGCGTCATTGTTGGGAGTTTCACTTGGAATGGCGGACACTGTAAATACATTCAAAGATTTTGAATACATGATGTCTCAGGTAAAAGCGATATCCGGAGCAACGGGACAGGATTTTGATGATCTAACGGCAAAGGCGAAAGAAATGGGGGCCACCACAAAGTACACCGCCGAGCAGTCAGCCGAAGCATTTAACTAAAGGAAGGGATTGTAACGTGATCAATGCGTAGTTGCAATCTGTGGTGTCTGCAATGAACCTATCAAGTAGATTGCAGATTATGAGCGAGGAAAGAAGCTGGGAGGTGGTTTGCAACCATGGTCAGAGTGTTAAGGCTATGTGTAAAAGCATAGTCAACCGCAACGCGTAGATGGTGAACCTGTAATTGAGATATCACAGAATATAATCCGTCCAAGAGGCCTCGCTATCGGATAGGGTGCCCTGCAGAAGGGGACGGTAAAAAGGTACGCTGGACGTGTCCTGTAATGGGGCAGATGCAAGGACAAAAAGCCTTGCGATAACAATCGACATGGCTATGGCTGGCTGGCAGCCGGATCAGATGATCTCTGGTATTTCCGGTATTATGAATCTGGCCGCGGCCAGTGGAGAGAGTCTGGCAAGTACCAGCGACATCGTGACAGATGCCCTGACAGCGTTTGGATTGAAAGCAGAGGATTCTGGACATTTTGCAGATGTATTGGCGCAGGCCAGTGCAAACGCCAATACGAATGTTGGCATGCTCGGTGAGTCTTTCAAATATGTGGCTCCAGTTGCTGGCGCAATGAATTACAGTGTAGAGGATGTTTCCCTTGGATTAGGCCTCATGGCAAACAGTTCCGTGAAGGGATCGATGGCCGGAACAAGCCTCAAGACTGCATTGGCAAATATGGCAGCACCTACGGATAGCATGGCGGCCGCTATGGAACGTTATGGAATTAGCTTAACCGATGATACCGGGAACATGAAAACGTTTAAAGGTGTTATGGATAATCTGCGAAGTAGCTTAGGCGGACTTTCCGAAACAGAACAGACGGCGGCAGCATCCACGATTTTCGGCAAAGAGTCAATGGCTGGAATGCTCGCTATTATCAATGCCAGCGAGGAAGATTATAACAATCTGACTGAAGCGATCTACAACGCCGATGGAGCGGCACAGGAAATGGCCGATACAATGCTGGACAATTTAGCTGGTTCAATGACTTTGATGCAGAGTGCAGTAGAAGGAGTGCAGAACTCTTTTGGGGAAAGGCTTTCCCCATATCTGAAAAGTGCAGTTGATGGTATTACTGCAGAAATGCCGGCGGTAGAAGAAACGTTGAACAATATTATGGACGTTGTAGACGGAAGAGCTGCGGCTTTCAAAAGGAGCATCAAAAGTATGACAAGCTCTCAAGATTGGCAGAACTCTGATTTCTTTGGCAAGATTGATATTGCTTGGAACAAAATCATTGCCGAACCTTTCTTGAGTTGGGCAGGATCAGAAGGTAAGTCGATGCTGTCACAAGGAATCGGAAAACTGTTTTCCAGTGCATCAGCAATCTTGCCAGGCGGCGAAAAAGCAGGGTTGACAAGTTGGCTAAGCGCAGGTTTGCTTGGCATTGGAGCATCAAAATTGATTAGTGGAGGTAAAAATGTTGCAAGTGCATTAGCCCCCATCGGATCGGCAATAAAAAATATAGCATCAGCAGCCTCCGAAGCAGATACCGTCGGAGGATTTTTTTCGTCTTTAACAGGTATGACCTCTAAGGCGGGAATGATTGGAATTGGAGCCGCGGCCATAGTTACGGCTATTGCCGGAATTGCGGTAGCGATAGATAATTATAATTCCAAAGTTCTCAATGATAACTTGGAGGAGCATTTCGGCAAGATCAAGCTGTCGGCAAAAGAGGCGGAGGAAGCGGCTTCTGGAATCTTGGATGCAAAATATTTGGTAAATGTTGAGATGGCCATCAATGAATTTAAGAATGCAGATGAGTTGAGAGCAAAAGCAGAGGAAGCACTGCAGGCAAATCAGGCATTGACCTGGAAGAGCAGTGTTGGTATCGAGTTGACCGCAGATGAGCAGCAGTCATACAAGGATAATGTAACAACCTTTGTGGAGAGCAAAATTTCCGAACTTGAAAGCCGGACATTTGCCGCACATATAAGTGTGCAGACATTTTTGGGAGGTACCAAGGAAGGCGAAAGTTTGGCTAGCAGTATTGAAGAGTGGGCCCGCGCGGATCATCTGGAATTGACAAACCTGTCCAAAGATTTGCAGACAGCTGTAGAGAATGCCCTGCAGGATGGCATCATTGATGTTGACGAAGCGAAGGCAGTAGCGGCGTTGCAGGAAAAGATGAACAGCATAACTGGTAAGTGGAAGCAAGCAGAAGCGCAAGCACAACTTGATTGGATTAACCAAGAATATGGAAGTTTAAGTGGCAAAGACCTGACAAGTGATTCTTTCGCAGAGGTAGTTGAGGCATTATCAAGTCAGAGAGCTACCGCGGCGGAAGAAACCCAGGCATTGGCAACGGAGTTTTATTCCTACCTAAATGCTGCAGAATCATCGGGAAGAATAACGGCAAGCCAGAATGAACATTATCATGACCTAGCTGGCCAGGCCATCCGAAATCAGAAGGCGAACGATCTTGTGACCAGTTTGAATTTCGAGACAAATACGTTGAGTGATACATACGGAAGCAAGATCCAGGAGAGTAGCCAGAAGGTACAAAAAGCGGCCGGAGAAGCCGTGGCAGCAGCACAGCAAGAGCTGGCAAATGGCATGATGGGACGTTGGCTTTTGACAATGGAAGATGATGTCAAAGCACTGAGCGGCGGGAATGGAAAGAGCGGAGTTGGCCTCGCGAAATGGATATCGGATGCAGATCAAAGTGCGCTTAATGATTTATGGGAGGTTATGAAACCGGATGCAAACGCTATGCGTAGTCTCGTAGATGAATATGTGAACGTTGGTCAGGACGTACCAAAACAGATCATGGATAAGTTCAACGAGACAATGGCACTTGGAGCAGCTTCCGGCGATGCAAGCGCCGCTTGGGATGTATACGCAAAAAATATTGCAGATTCCGGAGATAAAGCCCTGATCGATGCCGTGAACAAGATGGATGCGGATGGACAACTCGGAGACGAATTTTCAGCAGCGTGGAAGCGCGCAACAGCTTCAGTTACAGATGAGCCAGTAGAATTGGGAGACCTGAAAGCGGAAGTTGATGGCGTAGATATCGATAAAGATGCCTGGGTTTCTCGATTGAATGAAAAGTTGGGAGATTTGGCGACAACTGAGGAAGTCACAGCAGAAGGAGCAACCATTAAAGTTGAAGCGGGAGACTGCTTATGGGATATCGGCAATGCTCTTGGCGTTGACTGGCAGACTATAGCAGAGGAGAACGGAATTGAAAGTCCGTACATCATTCATCCAGGAGACGAGATCAGGATTTCCATGGATACATTGACTGCTGAAGTAGACGGAGATGCGGCACAAGAAGCTATCAACCAGGCAATGTCTGCGCTGACAACTGAGGGTGCTGAATTTTCTGTTACTGCAGAAGGCGTTCAGGTAGACTTGGCAGATGTCCAGGTGGATTCAGAATCGGTTGCTGCCCAAATCGAGACAGCACTCGGAATGGAATCCGGAACACTCGCGGCAAATAAAATCGATGTACAGACAGGAGCAACGGTAACTGTACCAGCAGAATTGGTACAGGTAGATGCATCTGGTCTGCAGGAAGCAACGCAGGAAGCGATAAGTCAGACAGAAACAGAGCCGGTTGAGAAGGATACTTCCGCAAATGTTAATGTGACGGATACCACAACAAATACTGGCGATGTGCAAGGAAAAGTTGAAGAAGATTTGCAGGGAGCTGTTGGAGAAGTACCAGTTGAAGGCAGCGCAGATGTTACGATTTCTGATGCGACGACAGATACGGCCGGAGTAGAAGAATCGGTGACATCAGAGCTGGAAGGAGCAGTAAGTAATGTGGCGGCCGCCGGTCATGCGGAGATAACATTAGATCAGTCGAACAATGCGGACGAAATTTATTCTCTCGCAACCGATGATGTTGTGACTGCCTTTGCGCAGACGATTCCTTCAAATGGCCACGCCAACATCACTTTAGATCAGAGCAACAACGCGGATGAAATCTACGCACAGGCTACATCAGAGGTGCAGTCGATATTTTCAACAACGATACCAGCAAGCGCATCTGTGGCAGTAACTCTGGATTGGCATATTACGAACCCGTTAGCAAGTATTTCAACTTCCAACAAGGGATCGTCCGTATCGGCGACGATCGCGGGCCACGCTTTCGGCGGCGAAGTCGGAACAAACGGACCGGAGTTGTCGTGGGTTGGCGAAGAAGGACTTGAATACATCATTCCAACAGTACTGGGGCGCAGACAAAAAGGAATCGACTTGTGGATGCAGGCGGGAAAAACGCTGGGGATGTTTGAGTCCGAAGATGAAATTTCAGCACATGCAAGCGGTGGAGCTGTTGGTGCGGGGAGCAGTCTTATCCCAGAAGATTCTATGCAGTTGGAACAGATGCCAGAAAAGAAAGATGCGGTAGTCTGGAGCGTCATGGGACAAGCGATATCCAGTGAGAGTAGTAAAGGTGCATCGGAAGGAGATGAAGTAACCTCCACAGTAAACAATACACAGCAGAATAGCAGTGGAGAAAAGGTAGAGATTAATGTAAATATGAATCCGGTCATTAAGATCGAAGGAAACAACATGGACAAAGAGGAGATTTTCCAGGTTCTGCAGGAAAGAATGTCAGAGATGGTAGACGATTTCGGAAATGAAATTGCAGAACGTATGAGTAAGATCTTTAATAATATGCCGGCAGTACAGGAGGCGTAAGAGATGAATGCATCGATCAGACCTTCCGGCGGAGCGGTGACACAGTTCCCAATGATGCCGGAAAAAATCACTCTTGGAGCAGAAGCAAAGTTCATGACCTATTCCATCATATCTCTTGGGGATATAAAAATCCCCAGGGGACAGGGAATAAAGGAAATATCATGGTCTGGAATCTTTCCGGGAAAAGCAAGAAAAAATCATTCTTTTGTGTCAGCGTGGGTTGAACCCGACACACTAATTAAGCGTATAGAGCAGTGCCGAGATGAAGGAACTATTTGCAATTTACTGGTGACAGGGACTTGTATAAACTACAGCGTGTATGTCTCCAGTTTTAAAGGCAAATATTCTGGAGGACTCGGCGATTTTTACTATGATATAGAATTTATCGTAGCGAGGGAAATCAAGATTTTCAACACAAATGAGTTAAAAATTGATACACCTTCCACACCTAAAAGGCCGGCACCAAAGGAAAGTAGCAAAAAATCCACTACAGGCAGCAAAACAACAACCTATACCATTAAATCTGGAGATACGCTATATAGGATTGCGCAGAGTCAATTAGGCAAAGCTTCTCGATATCCGGAAATCTACAATCTGAATAAAAGCAAGATCGAAGCGGAAGCTAAGAAACATGGCAAAAAATCTTCAGATAATGGCCACTGGATTTATCCAGGAACAACGCTGACTATTCCGAAGAAGTAGGAGGTGTTCTCTTGATAAATGTAAATAATGTTTCGTATACAGTGATCGTTATTACCTGTCTCTTATACACATCTCCGAGCCCACGAGACACTGAGCGATCTC